TTAGCAATCGTTGATATAAACTCTGGAGGCATAGAGAAAACAACCAGAGGTAGTTTAGCAACCATAGTCAAATCTTTTACAATCATAGAGATGTCATGCAAGAAAGGATTGTTACTTGGAATTGGAATACCCTCAACCAAATCAGCAACTTGCATCATCTCATTTCTCATCTTAGGGTCATTCGTACTATTTCTAATAGCAACATTTAACGACTTTCTATCTGGATAACCATTCTTAGCAAGAGCAGAAGCTCCATTGATTTGATTTGACACTGAATCCAGTATTGATTTGAAGTCTCTGTTTGTGAAAATAGCATCATCAATCATCACTGGCTTACCATCTATCATAACCTCGAATGGTTCAATATCTTTTATGTCAAAGTCAATTCTGTATTTAGCTCTGTTAATCTTATTTGGAGTAACACCCATTGCTTTTAAGAAGTCATTGTATTCAACATCATCTTTCATCAAACTTCCAAGGCTTCCCCATAAATCTTCTTGACCATCTTTCATGTAGGCAGTTGTATTGTCCATACCTTTTTGCCATCTTTTAACCATAGACTCAGCTATTTCTGTAGCAGCTTCTATATCACCGCTTGTTCTAGCAATAGCATTTGCTAAAGCATCTGAAAACATCTTGACATCATCTGGATTATCTAACTTCTGCATAATCTTATTAAGCTCACCAGCGTTCCAAAGTCTATTAACCATACCTTTCTTATACTTTATCTTTTCAAAGCCAGTAACCCCATATTCCGTTGCTCTAGCATAGACAGACTCCATGAGTTTATCATTCTCTTTAACCATAGCATCAAGAGAGTCTGAACCACTAGATATTCTTTTACCATTTACATCAACATTATCCATAGCATTAGTAAGTTCTCTTCTGAATTTGTGTATAGCTTTCATGTCATTAAAAATATTGTTTGTCATAGTGTTTTTATTCTCAAGCATCCACTCTTTGAAATACTTTTTCTCAAATGAAGAATACTTAAACATCAGAGCGTGACCCCACATTGCTTTAGTAACCTCAGCTCCAGAACCATTCTTTGCAGAGAACACAAGATTATTCATAATCTCCATCACATCTCCACCAGCTTTATTGAACGGTGCAACAGCAGAAGTCATTCTGGTTGATACAGATTCCATGATAAGATTACCAAGTTTCTTAGTCATACCAGCTTCGGGTGATGTCTCTAAGTTTGCATTGTCTAAAGCTTTTTCAAATCTACCTTTTATGCTAGACAGAGTTGCTTGAAGATTACCAGACTCTTTTGACATACGCTTTGCTTTACTAAGTATTGCTGAACCACCAATTAAACCAATACCAACAGCTAGGAATAAACCAGTGATAGTTTCAGCTTGGCTCAGTTCTCCCTCTGCAAAAGCTCCAGTTGTAGATAGTAATGCAACAGCACCAATCAGCATCTTCTTTTGTTTTGGAGTCATGTTTTTCTTTTTAGCAAAAGCATCTATATCTTTCTTTGACATCTCATTTTTAACAAGTGCAGTAAGCTCATCTGTTTCAAGACCAGCTTCTTTAATTTGTTTTGTAAAGACCTCAATATCTTCTGGAGACATACCTTTGAGCAACTTACTAACAGAGACATTTAACTCTTTCAGTATTGGTTCAATTTCATCAGCGAATTTAATCGTAGACTCAACCTCAGTATCAGCCTTAACAACTGGTTCCTCTGGAGTATCTTTTGGTTTAATCTCAACATCATCAGCTTTTGGAACTTCAACCTCAACGTCATCAACCTTTGGTTTAACAACTTCTGGATTAGTTCTACCAGTCATAGAGTTGATTCTTGAGTTCATCTCTTGAGTTCTCTTCTCTTTCTTATTCAGCTTTGGAGAAGTGTACCCTTTCTCGGCTGGAACATCAGTGTTTGTATCTGTAGCATCATTAGTCTTTTTGATACCATCTGGATATTCATCATTGGTTCCTTTTGGATTAACCTTTCTACCATGAAAAGCACTAGACAGTTTAGCTGAACCACCAGCTGCAAACAGACCAATGGTTCCATCAATAAACGCATCTTCCATTGAATAATTTGGAGTAAGCAAAGCTCTGGCTGCAATCAGTCCACCCTCAGCAATACCCTCGTAAGCCATTACTTTAGCAAACTTAGTACCAGCTCCATAGAGAGAACCAACACCAACACCAACAAGCATATCAACATCACCAACTGCACCAACAAGACCAGCAGTAAGTCTCTGGTTATCGCTAAGTGAGTTGTTAATTTTCTCATCAATACTCATCTCTCGTTTAGCTTTTAGAATTTGATAGTTGGACTCAGCAGCAGACTTGGCATTTCTAATAGCTGGAAAGTATTTCATCGGTAGCTTATTTGTTTCAAGAGCCATAACAGCAGTATCATCATCAGTCTCATAGGCTGGGTCATCATCAAAGTAATTAGCTTCAATAACGAAAGCACCAATCTGTGAAGCTAAGTGGTTTTGTCCAGCAGCACCTATTGCAGCATCAAACTTCTCTGCAACACTTGCGTTCTTGCGTTTGAAAAGAGTCTCTTGCTCTTTTACCCTACTATTACCAGTCTCGAATATATCAACAGTACCAGCTTTCTGTGGTACGGTGGTTAGTGCTTCAACACTCATATCTCCAGCCATTATGCTCTCCTTGCTTCATCTCTCAGTGCTTGTGCAACATCTTCCATGCGTTTAGCAACACCAGTGTTTTCAGCCTTAGCTTTTCTATACTCAGCATTGTTAAGGAACTCATCAGCAGCTTTTTCATACTCACCATCATTGATAAGTTTTCTAGCAGCTGGAGAACCACCTAACGAACCTCTATATGTTGCAAACATTAGTTGGTCTTGTAAATTAACAGACAGTGTATCATATTTCGGAATCATCTTCTTGGCTCTGTCTAAATGTTCTCTCTTGTCAATCTGGAAAATCTTCTCAGCTTCATCATCAGTAAGACCATCTTTAAAATTGATTCCATAGATTTCACCAGACTTAATCTCAGCAGCATCTAATTTGTGACCATAGGCAACAGTTGGAGTTCCACCCTCTATAGATTTATGAGGGTACCACTTGCCAGTGTTCTTATCCCAACCACCAGACTTGTTTGACTTACTGTTCTCATAAGCTTTTAACTGCTTGTCAGTCGCAGCTATTTGTTTCTTAATATCTTGAGCAACGTCAGTATTTTTTGGAAGAACCACATCTGGATTAGCTCTTTTGATTTCAGCCTTAGTTGGATTCTCAATCTCTTTATCATCTAAATCTTTTGGCATAACCAAGTCAGATGTACCATTTAATCTTCTCATTGCTTTCTTATAAGCATCAGTTCTAAACATAGCACCGTTCACTTCTTTGTTAGCAACAATCTCGACATTAGATGAATTAAGTTCACCTAGTTTTTGATTGGAGTTTTTTCTATTAAACACTTCAATTACATAGTTGTTTGAACCCTCATCGAATCTAACTTTCAAAGAGATATCCTCTTTACCAAAGTTGGTTCCTTGCTTGTCGTTCCATGCAAGTCTAACTTGGTCAATAGCCATTGTAGTAACATTCTTATCAACACCCTTGATATTTGGAATCCTAGTATCAGTTCCAGTCAATGTTTTACCATAGTCTACCCACTCCATATCTTTAACATAACCATCAGCATCAAGCTCTTTACCGTTAGTTGAGATATCTTTTGCTATTGCAATATTTGACGATGGAGGAACATCAGCATTTAAAGCAGTAGTCCACAGTCCAGTACCAGTTGATACATCATCAACAGAATCATTTACTGTCTTATTCAGTTCAACATTTGCAGACTTTGAAAGCTTAGTATTTTTGTCGTTAGTAAGAACAGAGTCAACAGATGTTTTTAATTGCATAGGAGTCAATGGTTTTCCATCAATCGTCTTATTCAATAGGTCTTGCAGTTGAACTCTGATACCCTTATTTAACTTCCAATTCTCATTGGTCTGAGCCTTGAAATTGTGGTAAGCCAGAGCTTGTGTAAGACTGGTTCTGTCTGTGACACTTGATAAAGTATCTTGAGCAAACATATTGTCATATTTATTTGTAAACGCACTCTTCTTTCCAGAGTTAAGTTGCTCTAGTCTTTTCATCTCTGTAAGACTGGCAGTGAACTTCTCTTTGTTTTCTGCGGTAACAGTTGTTGTCAGCAATGTATCTGATAAGTCAGATGTTTGAGCAGACAGATATTGTTTATATCTTTTGGCAGTAACCAGCTCTGTGTACTCTGAACCATCAGTATTAGTGAAAGTCATAACTCTACCATTCTCAAGGTACTCTCTAGTCTTATCAACATCAATACTGGCATCACCAACATCTTTCTCGATGTTCTTAGAGATAGTAAGCTGTTTATCCAACTCTTCTTTAGCAACCAGTGCAGAGTCTAGCTGAGTAGCAGTGTAAGATTTTGAACTCTTAATCTTCTCAATATCAGCATTTGCAACTTTTAGGTTATCCTCAATCTGAGCAGATGGAATATAGTTTGCCTTAGCATTTGTAGTAGCAGAAGTAACTGCTTTCTTGGTTCTAGTAAATGGGTCAACAGAGTTCTTTGGTTGAACATCACTTTGGAATGATTTCCACTCTTGTAGAATTTCAGCTCTAGCACCAGATTCAATGTCATCATGCCATTTGATTGAACCATCTTCTTGCATAGTAGCAAACGCAGAGAATGTATCATTAAACACATTGTTCATCACTTCTCTAGTTACACCCGTTTCTGGAGTCCAACCAGCAGCAGTAAGCATTGTCGGTAAATCATTCATGGCTTTATCTTCAAGTCCAAGAGTTGATTCTTTAGCAAAGTCTTTCTGAGCATCACCCTTAGTTTTGTAACCACCAGCTGTCTGAGCAGATACTCCACTGTCAAGAGTTTCTTTAGTAATCTTCTCACCACCAGTAACCAACATTCTATAATTGTTTGATGTGTCAGTTACTATTTTCTCATGGTCTTGCAGATTAGCTTTTTGTTCTAATACTGCACCTTTGTTCTCAATGTTTACTGATACTGGTCTGTGATACTGAGCATCAAATCTTTCTTGAGCATCTTCATTGTCGAAGATTTTATTCCCATAGTATTGATACAGAGATTCTTGAGCATCTTTCTTTAGTCTGAGGTCTGT